TTGCGCCATTCCACCAAAATGCCCACCATATTGTTGACCCATCTGTTCAAAGTTTGGCATGAATTGTTGTAATTGCTGAGGCAAATAACGATTCATCAATCCTTGTGCCGCTCTGCCCATTTGTCCGCCTGCTGCCTGACCTGCCCCTTGTCCAAAATTACCTATCTGCATATCTTGCATCTGTTGGGGCATATATTGGTTTAACTGTTGCTGAGCGGCATTTCCTACTTGCGCGCCCATGCCACTCATCATTTGCTGAGGGGTTTGCGCTGGTGCCGCCTGTTGTTGGGGAGCAGCTTGCTGTTGGCTTCCACCGCCTCCTCCAAATAAATTACTGACCATACCACCCAAAGTGCCACCAGCAGCAGCGCCTCCAGGTCCTCCAAATAGACCACCTAATCCTGTTCCAATCATAGGTGCAGCTTTTCCTAATATATTGGTTATTGGGCTAAAAACTTTACCTAAACTACTAAAAATAGACATTTTATTGCTCCTCTTTAAAAATTAGCCATCGTCTTAAAAACTGCTTCTGCCCAATGAACCCACTCTTCGTAAAGAGACGTTCCTGGTGCTCCTGAATTTGAAAAGCTTGTTTCTTGAACCAATGTGTTTCCCCATTCCTTCCAATCCTTTTCATGCTTAAGAAAAGGAATGTTATCAGTTGGGAAGTCAATTACCAATGATGCAGCCCATGTTCCTAATTCTGCAAACTTAGGCAACATCATTGTCTTCCATCTCCTATGTTCATGGATACTAAAATTTGACCCATTTTATAGTCTCCACCTATTACATTGCTTCTAAATTTTAACCGAATTTGCCTTCTTTGCTCTTTTAAATCTATTTTCACGGTATCTGGACCAAAGAAATCTGATAAATTTGTTGAATCAGGTGATTTTGCATATTCATTTCCTATAACATCTAAAGACATAGTCCCAGATTGTAAGAAATCTGGCTCGACCCTGTTTAAAGAGACCCACCTATCCGTAAAATTATACTGCTGATTAGGTCCTAGAGCACACCAAGAAATATCACTCGTTTCAAAATAGGACTCTATGGCTGAATAGACATTTGGTAAATTCGGATGATTCTCAACTTTATCTACGCCATTCTCATGCCGCCACATGGGATAATAGGGCGCTGCCGCCGTATTTAAAACATTGTCAAACCAAATCGGGTCTTGGAAGGTTTGACTAAAATAGCCACAACTTCTATTGATAGGCGTATCATACCAGGTGCCTTCTCTAACATTATAGATGACCACGTGGTCGCACTCTTCGCTATTTCTTGTTGGAAAATGCCACCAAATTTCCCCCCATCTGGGAACTTTTGTTCCCCAAACCTTTTGTCGCTGAGAAAAGTTTATGTTGTCATAAAAAAAATTAAGAGACATATTATTTGGGACTTCTTTAACAACACCATTATAAACAAGGAATCTATCAATCGCAGGCCAAAAATAGGTGCCATCATATTCCACCACAGAATGACTAGAGAGTATTGAGCTATCAGAGGTTACCGTATCAAAGGCGAATTTTGCAGGGCCCCCTACAAAAGTTACCCGGATAAGGCTATCTAAGCTCCAAAAGAGTCCAGATGGGCTAGAATTTCCACCTCTAGCAGCAAATCCCGACACTATCTTGCGGGAAGCGACTCTGGCGGTATTTTCAATAGTGGTTGGGTCACTTTCTTTTGTCCAAGAAACTTCTCCTGCATTGCCAAAAATGAAAAGAAAAGGATGCAAAACAACGATGCTACCTGCCGTTGTTAATCCTGTTGGAATCAAAGGCGTATCTGCATTTGTAATCCCATAATAAATATTGGCTGGCGCTGAATTATCAATAGAAGATAGGTTTGGAACCGCAAGTCCTATTAGGATTGAACTATCATCTGTATCAGAATACATAGAATCAAAATTCCAAAGATAATTTGGATTTGATAGGAAGCCTGTAGGCGTTCGATTCTGAGTAAATCCGGAGATAGGGTCGCCCGTTTGATTAATGGAGATTCTATTTAATTTACCCTGGTCGCCTGAATAAGAATCATAATTCTCTCCATTCGGAATAACAATGCATCCTCTCTGGATTTTATCTAATCTAACAGCGTTATCAGGAGAAGCAATTTCTGTATAGCCCCCTATCTTTTTAGGGAAAGAATTCTGAAATCTTACCCATTTTCCATCAACACAGTTTTTTTTAGAGAAAACGGTATCATCTCTGTTTATTCCCGGCTTAACGATTAGTGGATAAATCTTGTCGCCTGCCATTAGTCAGATTCCCTATAAGAATTCCTATCCGTCGTTCTCATATCATCTTGATGATTTAAGCTGTTCAATGCTCTATCATAATATTTCTGCCAGACTGGTATTCGTTCGTCTGTTTTTAAATAGGGCGCTGATTCTAAAAGAGCGCCATATAATAATATGTCAGGCGCATAATTAGTTAACCAATTGGTTTGCACAATAAAGCTTAATGGCTGAGGAAGTTCTAAATAAGCCAATTCAAAGGGATAAGCTAAATCTGGTGTTGGGGAAACCAAGAAGTTCGTATAGCCATAATCGCAATAATAGAGGGGAGCTCCTGTTTCAGTAGAATTTGGCCAATAATTTCTGACAAATTCGTAGCTTCTCAATTGAATCTGATTTCTCTTATTTTCAAGTCCCACAGGGCCTGTTCCGTAATTGAAGCTAATAGTCCGTCGCCATCTACCAGGCTTTGGGTAGACGGATTGTGTGGGTGTAAATGTACTGGTGACATAGACCTCTAATCCAATATTCTTAGATTCCCTACAGATTCTTTGTTCTGCTTGAGAAATGAAGTTGGGAATTTGATCAATAGTATCTTGATCGTTCCTATCTAAATAGTTTTCTATTTGTTCTAATAATGAATTATAGGTCATTGACATTTTTTATACCTGCTGAACTGAGAATTGCATAAAATTATTTAGACTTATTGTTTCTATGGTTCCAGTCGCAGTCATCAAAACATAAACCTCTAACGTATCAAAGGTACTCATTCCTGTAAAAGTATTGATTGATATATTTGTGAAAATGTTTGAATATGTACCAAAATACAAATCAGATCCCGGAATCATTGAACCATTCTTAAAGACAGATACTCCAATATTGAACCCGCTTGTCGGAAAAGCTGCGCAACTTATATTAACAGAAGCGCTTACGGTAATTGAATTGCTCCCTGTATATCTTAATAAATTATTTGTAGGCAATGCTCCCGTATCAAAGCTGTCCATAAAACCTGGATTTATGGTAGTAGCTAATAATTTAGTCCAAACACTATTAACAACGGGAGTATTAGGAAGCCCAGTTGCCGAATATATGTAACCATAAGCCTGAGTCGCACCAGGAGATTGAGTATCCACATAATTCTTCGTTGCAGCATCTTGCGCATCTTCTGGATCTTCTAAGTTTTTAATTCTTGGCATTTTAAACTCCTAAATCTAACACGATATTTCTCTCCCTATACCGCTGATATCGATAATGTTAAATAAGAATTAAAAGTAGCGGCATTATTAGGCGTAGTTAATGCCCATATTTCTACATAGTCAGAAGGATTTAAAGATAAAATTGATGAAATGCTCAAAAAATACCAACTACTAGTAGTAGCCGCCAAGGTTGTTAAAAGTTTTCCTGTTCCAGTAACATAAGAGCCGTTAACATAAATTAAAACAGATATAGTCGTTGATAATGCAATATTTGTTAGGAAATTAGTCGTTGCATTTACAGAAAATTTAGCAGAACTTGCACCAGTATATTTCAATCTATTGCTAAATGTTGTTGCAGAACCGTCAAAATGTAATAAATCTCCATCTACTGTTGTCGTCAACAATTTTGTCGGAGTACTGGTTAATGGAGTATTTGGCGTGCTTGCGGTAGAATATATATACCCATAAGCGCTCGATCCGGGAGATGCGTTATCAACATAGAATTTTGTTGCAGCATCCTGTGCATCAGTTGGGTCAGATAAATTCTTAATTTGAGCCATTTCTATCTCCTATGGGAAAATCATGTTACCGTCAGCATCAATTGTGATTGCGCCGCCAGTTCCACCAGAACTATTCAATATAACGAGCCTGTCATTTCCGCCGTTATCTGATATGTGCAAATCGCATGTTCCTACGTCAAATTGACAAAAATTGCTGTCCTGCGAATATGCTAAAAAAACAGCATTTGGACCCAGCGGGTCTCCACCAGAAGTCAACGACACAACGGTTGGCGTGCTTGAATCCGCGGAATCTATATTGAAAATAGCAATTCCAATTGCAGCGAAATGAAATTTTTGAACCAATATGGGTCCTGCTGAAGCTTGACACTCCACCGTTTGCGCCAACGTATTATTAATAGTTCCAGAAGAAGCACTACTCTGTACCGCGCCCGCTAATGTAATTAATGGTGGATTCGCCAACATATATTGTTTATTCACTGCATCTTGATTAGCTGAAGGGTCTGCAATATTTTTAAGTTGCTTATTAGGAAAAGTCCAATTCCCCACATTATCTATAGAAGTCTTACCAGTGCCGTTTTCTATATAAAAACGTTGAGTTCCATTATTGACAATCTCAAAATCAAGTCCATGTGTTTCAATATAACCAACTTGTGGGTTTACGGCCGCATTATATCCAAGCCATAATTTTGGTTGAGCGCCTGCATTGATTTGAAATATGGTTGTTAAATTTGCATTATTGTGTATTCCAAAAATAAAAAAGTCATCAACCAAAGGACTATAATCAAAAATCTGTGTATTAGATTGACACTCAACTGTTGTATTCAATGTCGTAGTAATCGTTCCTGAACCTGAACCTGTTACCGCTCCATTTAATGTCAAAAGTCCCGAAGAAATAACATCAACCCAATCAGTTCCTTCCCTCAAAACTGTTTTTCCAGTGTCCAAGTTATGAAGCAACATGCCAGGTTTCGGAAATTCTAGCGCATTCATTTGAGCAGTCGTCATTCTAGAAAGCAAAAGGGCGCCAGTAGTACTTTGTATTTCCAATATCGCAGAAACAGACGAAGAACCACCCGAAGGCAACAGAGAGCCATTAATAATAGTAGCGACCTGTTCTACTGAACTTCCATTATTCAATATATGTTGGACAGCAAAAAATCCTTCAACTAAAATAGAACCAACAGAATTAACAAAATTTATATAATTTAAATTATCAATCTTATATCCAGTAACTAATGATTCTAACCCAAGCACAGAAAGAGATTCTAAGGGGGGAGGAACCTGCGCAATACCAACACCACTATCTTTTACAGCAAGACCATCATTCGCCGCCCATGTTACAATATTGTTTATAACAGTTGCCCCACCAGGACCAACAATATCGCCTGCCGAAGGAATCGTCCAATCAGCGCCATCATAAGTCCTAAAATCCCCTATCGTTGTGTCAAATATCATTAATCCTGGTGCTGGATTAAGCTCTCCCATTTGAACCGATGTCATCGCAGGCAGCAAAACTCCACCTGTCGTAGACCGAAACTCTGCAACAGCAGAAACAGGCTGCCCATCAGCGCCCAACGAGAAACCAACCGTATTTCTAATATCTGAGACAACTAAACTCGTTAGGCCAGTTGGGGTATCATTATTTGTAAACATCTATGCACTCCAATGAAATTCTTCTAGCAATTTTAATCGTACATCTGTTGGTAATGCAGGAATACCATCAGAACTATTGTTATTCCCAGGGGGAACAGGTATAGGCGAATACCAGTTAAAAGCCTTTAATTTATTCACCCTTTGCTTTTCAGGCAATGCCGGAACCCCCAGAATATAAGGTAAATTTCCCTGTGGTATCCTTGGATTCTCAAGGGGAACGGGGTCTGGCGGCAATATAGGAGGCCTAAACTGTTCATTAGGCGTATTAAGAAAAGGTTTTCCTACTAAAAGTCCTGTCCAAACTAAGGCATTACCCCGCCATTCCATTTGTTTAACCAAGTCTTTATGCATGAACATAAAACGACTTCTATCGCACATTCCCAAGCCTTGTGGATAATTCTCATCAATGCTGACATATCTACCTTTTGGCAATCGCATCAATCAGTCTCCCCTAATATTTTCAGGATAAATTCTTAAGGGAACATTCTCTACATCTTGCTTAGAGGCATATCCAAATTCCTCCGCATAATACATCTTCAATTCCTGTCTTTTATCAGGCGTTACAAGCTTAGGATTCTTCAAAGCCAATTGATAAGCTAAACCTGCTGTTAATGGCTCTAAGAATCGGCTCGGAATCTGTGCATTATTCAACATAGAACCTATATCTTCCGGCATTACAACCCTAGTAAAAAAGAGATTGTTATACAAACCAGTATTGTCAGGGACTGGCCAAAGCGTTAAAACAGTGCTAGAGGGTTTTCTATCTATCCAGTAACTATTGGGGTTCCTTACTTGATTTTTATTCGGATAAGATACCCATTCACTTCTAGAAACTCTATTCACGTAGGTATCATTAATCATATTATTAAATAATAATATCTGTATATTTAAAGTAGCGCCTCCGGTTTCCCGAACCCTATAACGCTTAGAAAACATTGGAGAAGGAACCTCTGCCCAAACAGGAACCCCTTTTGGATAAAAAGTTTTAACAGGAGCAATTAGCTGTGTGACGGTTGCAAAGTCATCATCACTACATTCAAAAGCCAGCGTATAATCTTGAGAAACATTAGATTGAACCCCCAATAAAGTAACCATATAGGGTTCATTAATCTTATAAGAGATATAACCATCAGGGGCACTTTGAATGTTCGGGATGCCTCCATAAACACCATTCTCAGGAAAAGCGTTATCAGGATTTCCTGGAAGATTTAAGGCAGGGACCGCAGCTGCTTCTCCATTAAAGGTAGTAATGATAGATTTTCGGATAGCGACTTCTAAAACATCACTGGTATAAGGGGGAAGCGTATAGGAACCTTGATAAGCAACCAATCCCATCATATTGATTTGAAGGGACCATAGATTAAAGCCTCTATTAATCCAGGATTGTAGAACGAAGTTAAGGGCACGTTGGGCTGAAAATATTTGAGTACCAGTTTGTAAATCAGGAACAATACCAATCCGTTCGTAGGCGTCTGTAATAAGCTCTACACTACTAGGGAATTGAAAATTATAGGTTCCTGATGTGACGGCCATTCAGAATACATTCTCCTATTTATCCCGCTGTCTTAAATGCCTTAAGTTATCAGCCAATTGGGCTTGCTTTCTAATAATTCTATTCCTAGAATGTTCAGCCTTCTCTATTCGTTGGACAGGAATACGTTTTCCTTCAGGAATATGAAGGCTTCTATGCAAACCGCCTGGATTCTTAGCAACTGCTTCTTGTATCCATTGCTTCTTAGCTCTACCCATTAGATAATTCCTTGTCTTAAGAAGGTGGCAACTAAGGAGCCTGTAGTTGTTGTACCCTCAATACGAATCCTAGAATAAAGTGCCGGATTAAAATAAGGTTCTAGTTTGCTGGTTGCCTCAAGAATCATTCCAGCAATTGCATTTTCAACAAAAGGATTACTATTTTTCTCAACATCATCTAATGTTGTTTCAAAGGAATAGGTGATATTTCCTACACCCCCTGATACTACAACCTGAACAGATAATGCAGGATAAATTCCATTATAATTACTTGAAAACCAATGTGTATAACCTCTATTACTAGAGCCAACGCTAAATGCGGCGGCTGCACCAGAAACAGATACAGCAGTCACAGAATCAAATACATTGACCGTTATCCTAGGATTAGGATTCGCGCCGCCAGGCCCACTAATTGTCTCACTAATCACATTTCCTCTATAAGTACCTGTTATTGTAAAATTAACAGCAGATAAATTATTTGCAGAGGTAATTGAAATATTCCTGGAAATTTTATCAAACCGCACAGAAGGGAATAAATCACTATTATAATGCGCACTTAAGGTCCCATTGATGACCAAATTGCTGGCGCCAGCAGTGCTTTGTAATAAACAAATTGCGCTTGAATCAGCAGCTGGCCATGTATAAACAATGGGCTTACTCACTTAATGTGATTCTCCTGATTCTGATTCAATTCCTGAAGCCCCATCATTTGCTTCTAAAAGTTTGATAGAGGCCGTATAGGCCTGAATCGCGCCATTAATGGTATCTATATTAGAACGAACTGCCTGAAAATTATTCATTTGCGTTTGCAATTCCTTGTTCAGGTTGGCAATCATTTCTTGAATCTTCTCTATTTTACTGTTCATTTCCTTCTCCTATCCTAAATTAATTAACGCTTACAATCCTACGATGACTTCATAATCGAGATATAAAGAAAATGCATCTCCGGCTGGGAAATCAAATTGGGCAGCTCCTCCGCTTGTTAAATAAACTGGAGCTCCCAAGCTTTCAGAATCTGGGGACTGGACATTATCAGAAAACCATGATCCTCCCCCATATATAGTAGCTCCAAGCCCAGCATTAAAATTTGCAAGTGTAATCTTAGGACTTACAGCAGGCGCTCCCCCATCATTAGGCGCATTTCCCCATTGAATGCTCAAATTATCGCCTGCTGTTGGATTGGCTCCCGAACGATTCCACCTCAAATAAAAGGCATTAATAATAATAGTAGAATTTGGAACAGCTTCAATGAGTAGAATAGGAGCATTTCTTACAGAATTAATTTGAGCGCCCGTAAAGTTCACTAACAATCTTTGAGAAATAACAGGATTGGCTCCAAAATTAGGAACCGTACTAATTTGTCCTCCACTTTGAATAAACTGAGGCGTCCCTAAGGTACTATTAAATGCCATCATGCCATCAACTTTAGGCGTCAAAGCAGCTATCTCAGCAGTCGTCATTCTAGGAAGCAACACTAATCCAGTTGTAGATTGAAACTCAGCACAAGCAGCGACTGGAACGCCACCAACTTTGGTAACTGTCGCAGGAACGCTTGGAGAGAGGCCGGGCTGAATAGGAACCAAATCAGCCACAAGCAGCTTTGTTAAATTGGTTGGGTCTACTGGGAAAACTGCTGACATATTAACTCCTTATAAAGGGTTCTCACGGCTTTGCCGAGAAGGCTTAAGAAGCTAATAAGTCTATCTTAAGCCCTATCTATTTAAATGATGCTAGATGCTTCTGCTTATATCGCAGGACCATTTCCCCAAGCACAACGCCAGTCTGTTACACCGAAGGAATACATCTCTAACGCTTTAGCGGACAAGTTGTTAGTCGCATTGTCAGTGTATACATCGGTTGTTAAAGGGAATCGCATGTAATGCTTGAATCCATCTGGTGCATTCGTAGTTACCATGAAGTTACCCGGTGTCGTGAAATATTGATTCGTAAAGTGCCCTTTAGGAATATAATTTCTGGTATTCAGCGGATTGATAGCATTATTAGCATTATCTGGGACAAAACCAGAGCCTAATAGCTTCTCAGCCGTAAACTGCCCCGTCACATCGGTGAAAAGCTTCATTGGCCTCACTTGCGCCCTAAGTCCTGCAACGTCAACAAACTGCTGAATGTTCATAATCGCTTGTTCTAGGCTTCCTTCAGTTAAGTCAGAGCCTATCACGGGTCTATTTGCAACGACGCCACCATCAATAGGATGATTCACGCTAAATAAGGGCTGACCATCACCGATTGGATAACTGGGGTCAAATCCATTGTTGAAAATGGATGCGCCCAGGATTTCCTTGGTGTTTGACATGGAGCGTTTCAGAGAACGACTAGCCATGGGAAAGCTGCTCTTATACAAGTTATTAATCATTGCCTGTAATGTTATGACGAAGGAAAGCATGACCGTTTGATGGGTATACGTCGTAACTGTACGTTCACCCATATCATCGATAGGAGCAGGGGAACCTTCAGGAACGATTTGCGCATTTCCTAAGAATTTCATCTCTACTTCAATTTCGCTTGCCTTGTCGGATTCATAGACATCGAACATCTCTTTCCACTGTGCAGGGTATGAATCATAAGCGCCTACAATTGCTGCTAATCCTGGTCGCAGTTCGCGAGCGATCATAGTGGTATTAATTGCCATAATTTATCTCCTAATTCGCTTAGTTAAACTGCGATAACAGTGTATTCGATAGTCCAATGAACGTTATTGTTTGCACCACCTGTAAAAGGAGCACCAGCATTTGTAATTTCAATGCCCTTGGCAAAACTAGCAGATGCAAAAACCGTTGCAGGAAGACCAGCTTGATATTCTGCTTCTGGCGCAGCGCCTGTTAATAGACCCAAAGCAATGGCTGCGCTCGCGTTAGCGCCAGCACCAGAATATCTCAAGGTGATATTGCCACCCCCAGCATACACCGATCCCCCCGTGCTTGTTTGGAGGCTCCAGCTACGCACAACAATAATAGAACCAGCTCCAATAGGCTTGATTAATAATGGCTTTACAGCAGCAGCAAACATGCCATTAATTTCTGCTGGAGTTAATATGCCAGATGCAATATATGTTTCACCGACGACAGTCGTTCCCGTTCCACCTTTAAATGCATCATTGTTTATTGAAACAACCACATTATTAAAGTTACCCGGACCTGCTCCCACAAAACCTGGTGCCGTATAGAATCTATTACCATTAAAATTTGGCACCAAAGCAGAACCATTATTCTGCATAGGCGTCAACCGGATAATTTTCAGATTGCCACCAGCAGGTTCCCCTAACGTACTCACATCTAAATAAAAACCAGATTGTCCACCAACTGCGCGTCCAGAAGCCGGGTTCTGAGGAACAATGGCATCCGTAAATGCAGTTCCGCCCAAAGCAAAATTCGCATTCTTGTTCAAATCAGCCTGCTTTACACCTAATTGAAGCGTTGCAGCATCAACACCTGTGGGATTTGAATTAGAAGACTGAGCATCATATAAAGTATCAGGCGCATCAACAATTAATGCTTCCACCGACGTTGAATTTAATAACGTTTGACCCGCTGGCCAATAAGGAGAATAAACAAAATTTCTAGCAGCATCCGTATATTTAACACCAAAGAAAGTGCCGCACATTGGCATTCCAGGAAGACCAACGCCAATCGTTCCATCAGCTAAAAGTCGAACCGGGTCCCCAGAAAAAATACCATAGGTAATACCAGGAACGAGAACAGCTGGCGCATTACTATAACCAGAAGCAATGAGATAAGAAGAAAGCGTAGAACTGAAG